CGTACTTAGGCGCTCCAACGGATGCCGTTCCTCCGTTCGTTCCTTGAGCCGGGCTTGTTGACGGCGTGTTTCCTGTTCCACCGCTAATTGTTTGTCCACCCGCACCACCCGAGCCGCCGCCCGAACCGCCATTTTTGCCAGGGAAGAATCCTGTATCACAACCACCACCACCACCACCGCCTGACGAGGTAATGCTACTAAACACAGAATCTTGCCCGTTAGTTCCTTGGCTTGTTGCTGCTGTGGTCGTTCCAGGCGCACCGCCGCCGCCTACAGTCACGGTAATCGGCGAGCCGGAAGAAACCGCTAACGTGGATGCTCTGTAGCCCCCTGCGCCACCGCCGCCGCCCCCGGACGTTCCTGCAAACGTCGATCCACCGCCGCCGCCACCTGCAACAACCAAATAGGAAACGGACGTTGGCGCAGCAGCGCCTCCACCACCGGCAAGAAAGAAATTCTTAGCAGCAAACATTACGGTGTATATCCTTGAGCAATGCTGCCGTACCAATTCGTGCCGTCAGCGATGAAGGTCAGAATGTCCATTTTTCCTGCGGTTGCGGTAATCGTAGGAGCGCCCGCAGTTCCAAACTTTACGTTAGTAAACGTCGCCGTTCCGTTACCCGTCGAAGCTGCTTGCTTGAGCAACAGCACGAAAGACTTGCCCGCAGTAGCAGTCGGCATTGTGAAAGTGCAAGCCGTAGATGCGGTCAGCGTAGCAGTCTGAACCGTCCCGCTAGTCAATGACAACGTGCTAGACGATGAAACCGTACCAATAGCAACAACGCTCTCAACGTAGTTAGTCACTGTTGGATTCGTTATCGTCGGAGTGGCAATCGCGGGGCTAGTATCAAGCACCATCTTGCCTGTGCCGGTGACTGCATTCGTCAACGTCACGCCGCCGTAGGTCAACGTTCCCGATACAAACAAGTTTGTAAAGCTGTTAGCGTTGATAAGCTGAAACCGAGTGCCGTCATAGACAACTATTACAACCTCGGTTGCAATCATGTCGCCTGCAACAAGCGCAGTTGATCCTGTGCGCGTGATGGCTTTAGCGCCAAGCCCATCAATGTTGATCGTTGATGCGCCTGTGTTTGTATTAGGAACAACTAACGAGAACAGGTTGCCCGCAGCGTAGGCAGTTAGCGCAGGGGATGCAGTAGCAACGTAGGTATCAGTTCCTGTCACAGTAAGCAACTTGTCTGCGCTGTTTTGCAACTGCGAGAACCGCACCGCGTCGGCTGCGGCTGTTGCAGCACCAAGCCCCGTGATTTTAAAGTTAGACATCGGGATGTTGGCAGTAACAGTCGTTTGACCGTCTTTGGTTATGGCCGTAGAAAGACCCGTTGCCAAGTCAGAAGTCAGCGAGTTGAACGCCGTCGAACTGATAACTGTACCCGTTACAACAGGTTGCCCCGTAGTATTGATCTGAAACGTCCCTGAACCGTTGTAGCTCAAAATATTCTCCTTTAATCTGCTGCTGACCCGGCAACTACACCGGCTCGTTTAGCTGCTTGTAATTGCGCCTGCGAACGTCGCGCCTTTTCTAATACCGCTGCCATTGCTTGCGGGTCTTGCAGCAATCTTGCTAGAATTTCCTGACCTTTTTGACCTGATTGCATCAAGGCTTTGCCGACAACGCTGCCCGTTAATTGACCTACTGCTGCGCCAGGCAAGCCGCCAATCATTGCACCAACGCCCGTTGCAGCTTGGTTTGCCAATACGCGAGACAAGTCACCTGCCCGTGTTGATGCCGCCATTTCTGTTGCAGTACCAGGCCCGCCCGTTGCCCGCATATTCATTGCTTGCGAGCTTCTAAACAAATCTTGCTTAAGAGCTTCAACAAGTTGCCGATCCGGTTGCGTCAGTTGGTCAATCGTCTTGCTGCCAAACTGTTTCTGCGATGCAGTCTCAACAGCACGACCGAACGGCAATTCACCGCCATAGCCTTTCAACGATGCAGGGACATTGCCCTCTGCCATGCCGCGAGAAATCTTGTCTATAACGTCTTGCAATGCTTTGCGGCTGTTTATGTCTTTGCTTTCAGCACCGTACTTTGCAAGGTATTGCGACCATGCGCCATCAGATAGACCATCAAGATTTTCGTCTATACCTTTAACGACACCCATTGTTTGTCGCCGCGATACTGCTGCTGATGCGCCAATATCCTCAGTTAATCCTGTTTTGAGTTGCCCAGTCAATACTTGGCGAACCGTATAAAGTTGTTGCGGCGTTATACCTTCGGGGTTTGCCACTTGACTTTTTACATACTGAACAAGTTTCTGCACCGCAGGATTACCGCGTTGCTCACCTTTTTCTAATATCAAAAGTTCTTTATTGATTGCATCAAGGTTTGGCGCAAGTCCTAACGATCCACCTTCGCGGGCTGTACGCTCTGCCTGTCCAAATGCTTGCTCCCTTGCGCTGCCCGTAATTTCATCCCGACGCGCACGCAAAGCCTCCATTTCTTTAGGAGTGCCTGCCCGTTCTAGCAATGCAGCATATCGAGCACGCGCATTTTCAATGTCAAAGGGTCTATACAATTCAGGCGATTGCACACGACTGCCAGTTTCTAGCGTCTGCATCAGCGGGTTTTGCGTTACAACGGCTGAAGTTCCACGCACGCCAGGAACTGGCGAATAACCACCGCGTAAATCTCTGATTAGTTGAGCGGTATCCCCTGCATCCCTAGCAATCTGCTCTCCAACGACTTCACGCGCCCCAACGCCGCCCATTCCACGCGGTAACGCCCTCTGAACAACTCCAACAGCAGCAGGCAATGCACCACCCGCTGCACCCGCTATCGCAGCGCCTGTGCGATCCTCGGGGGTCAAAGCGGCACTTGTAGCAGCACTTGTTCCCGCCATTTCTGCGGTCTGCCCGATTCGTCCACCAAGGCTAGGAATCATCCGCGAAACGCCGGGAATCATCGAAACTGAACGCATTGGCAACGCAAAGCCCATACCCGCCTCGCCACCCATACTGCCTAACTGCGTGCCTGGCGTGGCTTGACGCACCATCTTCAATTCCTCAATGTCTTGGCGAGGAATGTCAGTAAACAAGCCTTTGATGCCTTGTGCTGCGCGAGGAAGCACAGTTCCCGCACCAATCGCAACTTGCTTGGCAAACGGTTCTGCTCTAACTTCTTGCGAAACACGCTCAGCCATTGTCGGTTCTCTTGGCGTTACTCCCGCCTGAGAAAACATAACTTTCATGGTATCCGTTAGTTCGCGGATCACGTCGAAGTTTGGATTTGGCTTATCTGATTCTAAAGCTATTGCAGCTTCAAAATCTTTAAGAGATGGCGCTAAAGCTGGCGTAGCCATTACCTTCTCCCTCCCGTAACAGCATTTAAGGCATCCTGTGCGCCTTGAGACAACCCACCGGCACGCCGTTGAGCATCTGCCATACCGCGACGCATAGAGTCTTGAAACTCTCTCGCTGCTTTCGTAAATTCCTCACGCGATTGCGACGTATTCATGCGAGTAACGGCGGCAGCGGCTTTTGTTCCTTCAACTTCAGAAATTGCGCCACTACCTTTCATTTTTTGCACAGCCTCAAGGAATGCCTGACCTTTTACTTGGTCATACATTGACATGAAATCTGCGCCGCTTGAGCCTGGCACATAAGAACCTAAACGACCAATCGCACTACCTACCGCGCTGATACCAGGATGCGGCTGCGTAACAACATTACCTTTTTTATCAACCGTTCCGACCATACGATCAACAACATCAAGCATATTTTGACCTTGCGCTAATTGAAGCGGCAAAGCCTCTTTTGCTGCTGCTTGATTTTTGAATTGCTCTGTCAACAAATCTGCTTGAATTTTTCTTTGCGTGTTTATTGGCAAGCCACTACGAGACAAATCAGCAGGCAAGACTGTTCCCTGTTGGGCAGAAGGCGCTCCCATTGACGCGGGCGCTGCTCCTCGCGTTGCGCTTGGCGCATTCATAATCGTAGGCGCAGCAACTTGCGGTTGACCAAACAAGTTAAACGCTTGTGGCGCATTAGGAACTCCCGCGCTCATACCAGTATTGGCTTGTGTATTAACTTGCTGATCACGCAATCGAGCCAAATCTACTTGTATGCGTTGCAATTCGAGTGGAGTTATTTGCCCAGTTTGCTTGCCAAGATAGCCGCTCAATAAATTTTGCACTTGCGGATTTTGCATCATTGCAGGCGTAAGCATTCCAAGATTTTGCAACTCGCCTATAAAACCGCTCATAGGCTGCACGATGCCATCTTTCAAAGGTGCATACGGGTTAACCGCAACTTTAACTTTTTGACCTTGAGCATTGGTAGTTTCAATAAATTCTTGTTTAACGCGAGGATCAAGAATTGATTGATCTTTGCCACCAGTAGCAATGAAAGCTCTCAAACTTTCGGGTGTGTAATCTTTTGGATCAATCTTACCGAATGCTGTTTCAGGGCCTTTCATCATGTTGGCGAGCAACGAACCACCTGCTGATTGCACCATAGGATTAACTGATCCCATAGACAACTGAAGCGCACGAGCAAGGTCAGGGCCTACAGCCGGTTGCGGTGCTAAACCTTTTTGCTCAGGTGAAGTCAACTTTGGCATTTGCCCCATGTCCATCGCTGCTTGCTGTTGCGGGTTTACATTGTTCAACAACTGTGGATTTTGCTCAAGATCAAATGCAGAAGGCGTGTAATCGTATGTTTTCACACCTTCTGTGCCTTTGATTGCAGGAGTGCCTTGCAGCGCATTAAGGAATTGCTCGCCCTCTTCTCCTGATTGCTTGCGAAACTTTTCGCCCAATGCTTTCTGTTCGTTAGCCAAATCTTTTTGCGTCTTAACGGCCATATAGCCTTGCAAGGCTTTAGCAATGCCTGTAAGCGGCGAAGTCCTAGCTTGAATGCCGTTATAGCTAAACGTCTCAGCGGGCTGAAATGCCTGTTGCTGCATCAGCTCAGCCATCTTTTGACGGCGAGCAATGTCAGCAAGCTCAGACTCATATGGGCTTGGTAAATTGAAATTCACGGTAGCCATTATTGCGGGCCTCCCTGCCAGGTATCAATCGGTGTTTCTGACGTATCCGGTTTTTTCTTGAACAATTTAGCAATGTCCATAGGCGACATTCCACTAGACGATTGTGCAGGCGCTTGTGGCATCTGCAACTTTTGCTCAGGCAGAATGTAGTTTTCCAATGCCTGCGCCATGCGCTGACGTTTTTCGTCGGGATTGAAGCTATACATATTGTTCATGGTTATCCAAATCTAAATGTGCCTGCGGGTGCGCCTGCTGCAAGAGTTGCGCCTGCACCCAACAAGTTGTAAAGACCCGCATTTGACGCATTGGCGTTAGCAGATGCAATGCCGTACTGATTCATATTTGCAGCCCCTTGCGCTTGCGTTCCTGCAAAGATTGGAGGCGGCGCTACAGTCGGCCCTTGATAGCCTTGGAATTGCGGCATCTGAATCTGCGAGCCTGACATAAGACCCGTGATCTCATTCAAAGGCTGTTGACGCAAATATGCTTGACGTTGCAACTCTTGTTGTTGTGCAGCATTTTGCGTTGCTAACCTTACTTGTTCTTCGCTTAAACCGGCGGCGCGGGCGCTTGTATCAAGACCTATGCCTAGCAAAGCAGCTTGGCTTTCCAAATCATTACGATTTTGCGCTTCTTCAATTTGCTTGGTTCTGTATGCTTCAGAGCCAGGCGTTATGCCTTGATTGGCTAATTGCGTGTTAACTGCTGCCTCTCTACGTTCTAGCTGCGGTTGCAGTCGTCTCATAATTGCTTCTTGACCCGTTGTTCCTGCGTTAACAGGAGCGCGAGCAAGGTTAGACGTATCAAATCTAGTTTGCAGTTCTTGGCCTGCCGTTCCAGTAGGAGCAAACGGGGTGCTAATTACATCTTGCGCTTGTTTCGTACCCGTCTCACCAAGATTTGCCAATAGTTGTTGCACACGTTGCTGCGAAGCAAGCGTCTCGGTTGCTGTTGGGGTAAGCGTTTGCGTAACGGTAGGCTGATCACCTTCATAAGTAACAGTCTGCTTTCCCAAAGGCGAAATGATGTTTGGATTTGACATCCTTCCCTGTAGGCGAGCTGTGTCTATGTTGGCAGCGCCTTGTGCTTGTGCAGCACCTGTGTAGTCCGGTGCGGGCGGCGGCGACGGTGAACTTTTACCCATGAGGCACTCCTATTTTTTTACTATATCGATCAGTCAAAAACCTGCAAGCGTCATGCTTCATTGTGTATAAAACAATGTCGCCATCTACCCTTGCATCCTTAATTCGGCTTTCCTCTACAAATCCCATGTTCGTTACTAGCTTGATGCTTGCTGCGTTGTCGCTTCCTACCGGCCCTATAATCTTGTCCACTTGGCACACGTTGAACGGGTAGTCGAAAATTGCTGCTAGGTATGCGCTCGTTATCCGTCCTTCTATTGCTATGTGACACCAAATGCTCTTCCTGTTCCAATTCTCGTAGATAACGCCTGCAACTATTTCACCGTCCTTGCACAATCCTATCGCTTCGCTGCGCCCTTCAAAGTAGCCGCCTTCAACGCGCTTAGCCACCCAATGCCCGATAGCCGGGCCTTTCGTTATATGCCTGCCCATCCGGTCTGATACACAATGTCCGTTGATGCCCATTCAATCTGCAAGCCTTTGCTCGCGCTTTTCATCTGAATAGCACCGCAGTAACCGATACCTGTGATGCCTTGCCAGTTGTTCGTAATTGTTGCGCCTGATCCCCACAAACCACTATCCCAATATGCTGTATCCCAAACACCAAAAGATTGCGGGCTAAACGACAGAGCTGCTGTCGTGTCTGACACATCAAAGTCTACATTCATACCAACAAAGATTGCCGGTTGCCCGTTTGTAAAAATGCTAGGTCTTGCGCGGGTGAAATACTTTTTAACACCGCGAGAGCCGTAGTAGTTGAATGCTTGTAGCGTTAACGCTTCAATGTTGTTTGCATTGTCTTGGTAGTCTAATGTCCATGCTTTTCCTACAAAACCATTGCCACCAAAATACGGATCATCTGAGAAGATTTCCCAACAATTAGCATTCCAATTTGTAAAGTTGCACCACGCCTTCGTAATGTTGTTCATCACATATTGTTGTTGCTGAGAACCTTCAGCTATTGGCACATTGACAAACAACGCATTGTTTTTTGAGTTGTAGATAATCTGCCAACCGAAATTATCTTGATACGTCCTTGTAGCTTCAGCAAACGCGCCTTGAATCTTGTCAGATATTGCAATCCTTGGATCGAGCCGTGAGCTTTGAATGGCCGACGCTAGAGGGTACAGACCGTCCAAGGTGAGGATCAGCAAGTCGCCTGCATACTTGAACATACAACGCTTGCCGATAGGCGTGCCGAGCTTCCAAACGCCCATCAGCGCCCACGTTGATGCAGAGGCAGGATCAGTCCCTCGATACGCTATCACTTCACCATTGCTAGTGACAAAAACTAAGTTGTCGTCAGCGCCGTAGCCTGCGTCAATTGTCCATGTGCCGATTGAAACAAGATAGCCGCCAAACCTAGCAATAGAACTTAAGTCGATCTGCTCAGCAACACCCCCTATTGAGGAAGTCGGCAGATACCATGCAACGAGGGTGTTCTTTTGAATAAACCACACCCTGTTCTTGAACAGTGTCACATCATCAAGCGTTGTCGTCGTTACACCGGTAATGGCAGGCGACGATAATGCTGTGATTGCAGTCCACGTCGTGCCGTTGTAGAGCAAAGGCGCATCAACGCCATTTGCGCAGTACATAAACTGCCCGCCGGGAGTCGATACGTTGACATACTCCCACCGAGAGTTCGTCAGTCCTGAGACGACCGCAGCGCCCACAGCACCACCTGCGGTTACGTTGTAGATTTTGCCACCCGCTACTGCGAACAGCTTTTCTGACGCGCCGCCTGAGTAGTTAAACAGACTCTCGACTTGCCCTGTGATGCCCGTTGCAAACTGTTGATAACCACCGCGCAGATTGACGCTCGACACCGCGGGAAACATATTGGTCAACTGCACAGAGTCAGTCGCTTCCATGTTGGCAAGCGAATCGCGGGCATTCCAACCACCAATAGGCGCAGGCAAAGACGCTACCTGCGCGGCAGTCCCTTGAACCATCATGCGTTGACGTGCGCCGCGAGCCATCAGTTCGTACCGTATCCCGAATCGGGAATGTTGTCGTAGCCAATAAGCACAGTACCGGGACGCGGTGCGAGCGACAGATTGGCAGACGACATATCGAGAGCTTTTGCAGCTTCAAACTCTGTCAGATAGTTACGCATCATTGCCGTAGTATCAAAGCCTTTAGCCTCGAAATACTTTAGCTTTGTTGCATTGACCATCAACCGATCAGGATAGATGCAAGTGTCGGTGTCTACGGTAAACGAGTTTTTGACTGTGCCATCAGCAGCAGCAGCCCATCCCTTGCTGCGGTACTCCATGCCCAAGTATTCAGCGGTAGACATACCCGGCCATATTTGGAAATACGCACCAAGCAAGCGCCAACGGATACGCGGGCCAGTTGAGATATAGCCCGACAGCAACCATTCCCATTGCTGTGCATCTTCTGGCCCGAGCATTTCCCAATGCTTGGATTTGTCCCACATCGTGCGCGGGACGAGGCTTTCGTAGTCAGAGGGTAGCGAATACTTAATTTTCTGAAAGTACGCCGTTGCAGCAGTACCGTCAGCAGAAAAGTCTTGATTGACTGTTACCTGCGTTCCTGAGTCTACAGAAACGATGTAGGTATTCTGATTGATGCCTGTGCCTTGAACCTGATAGGTTGTATCAAGTCCCGTAGTAGAGGCCATTGTGATCGTGCGGGCTGCGGTTGTCCAAGTGCCGGTCGTCGTGATGTATTGCGTATAAAACGTGTATTGCTTTGTCAGTTCCCGCCAAGCGTGGCGACGAAGAAACTCGTACCCGTTCGCGTTCATCAACGCGAGAATTTGGATAACGTCTTGGTTCGTGTTTCCTGCTACGCTTGTCGGGGTTGCAACGCCAAGCTCGTTAGTTACTTGCTGCACTAACTCCAGCATCGTTGTCGTTGACATTCTCTTTCCTCGGTCGGCC